GGGGCCCAAAGACCCCAGCCTACGGTACTACGCCAAATGGTGTGGTACTATCCAAATGGAGGTTCTTCTGATGGTCCATAAATCAGGCTCAACGGATTTTGCCGTCCTTTCGGGCGACGCATCCTACGGGTCTGGGAATAAGTATTACTTTCGTAATAGCTTTTCCATGGACACCTTCAACCATTTCGGTAGGAAGGCTTCATCAGGAGATAACGGGGGACCTTTTCTGCTCGTTAAGAGCGGTTGGTCCTCGGTTGACCCCTTCCAGTTTTTAATTGGGGGTCAGGTCAACCAGCAAGCACCTGTTGGTGATTTTGGAGCGTCTGGATATTCTCCAGCAGTAGAGCGTTCGGATTCAGAAATGATTTCCAAAGGCACTACGGCGATTTCTCGCACGCTTCCAACGAATCCCTCCTGGAATGCTGCCCAATTTCTTGGGGAGCTAAGGGAGGGGCTTCCTCGCCTTTTTGGCGGTGATGCCCTTAAAAAGCGCTCATTGAAGGCATTAAATGCCGGAAATGAGTACTTAAATGTCGAGTTCGGGTGGAAACCACTCGTAAGCGACATACAAGGATTCGCCCACACAGTTCGTCATGCACACCATTATATGGCTGCATATGAACGTGGCTCTGATCATAAGATCAAGCGCAGGTACTTGTATCCCGGTACTCGGTCCGTTTCCAGCTGGTCTGGGGATGGTTACCAGATTATTTTCTCTGGTGCCCATCAACAGCCAGGAACCGCATCCATCTCGACTTTCTCATTAGAGGAAGATTGGTTCGAGGGGGCGTTTCGGTACCACGTTCCTGTGTCTTCTGAACAGAAGAACAAGCTAGGGGAGTCTTACGACTATGCGAAGAAGATCTTCGGATTGCGTATGACCCCTGAACTTGTATGGAACTTGGAACCCTGGACATGGATTGCAGACTGGTTTGCGAACACTGGAGATATTCTTCGGAATATCTCCAACCTAGGTCAAGATGGCCTACTCATGCAATATGGGTACATGATGTCCCATAGCAGGAGAGAAGTTACACGTAGTCATACGTTTGCTTCTGGTTTTTCGCATGTGTTTGACGTTAGTTC